CTTGGAGGTGGTCACATGAGTGATTGTTTAATTTCAAGACGGGGTGGTGCAGGTATTCCTCCGAGCGTTGCATACCCGATTGTGGCGGTTCTGACGCAATCTGCCACTTGGACAGTGCCGAGAAGCGGAACGTATTACGTATCTTGTATTGCATCAGGAGGATTGGTTCAATTCATTCGTGATAAGTCTTCTTATCCAGCACTGGACGGAGCAGGTGCGGGTGGAATCAGTGAAAGTGTCTTGTGCTTGAATAAAGGATATGCGATTGCAGTAACTGTTTCAGATGGCGTTTCATCTTTTGGCTCTTACCTTTCTTCAATGGCAGGTGAAACCCCAGAAAGTTGTACTAGCCGTGATAATCCAGCGCTTGGAATTGGAGGGACAGCATCTGGCGGAAATATTGGGAATTATAAAGGTGGGGATGCTATAAGCATACAAAATACAAGGCTCAAAAATGGAAGCACTAACTCTAATGCTAAATTTGGAAATGCACTTGGTGGATATATTTATTGGTCTTATAATGGGAGTACTATAACTGATTTTCGTGGCTTTCCCCCTTCTGTTGTACCTTTATCAGGTGGACTATTTCCTTTTGGTGCAGGAAGAGTTCCTGCTGGTTATGCACCATTTAGGTATTCTGAGTCTACAGATGATGATACAAGCAGGCAGCGTCCAAATGGCGCAGTCATTATAGAGCAAATAAAGTGAGGAGGAATAAAATTGGGCGAAGTGCTGATTACCAGAAAATCCCAACGGGGGGGG